CCAGACTCGCAGATACTGATTGCGGCACACAAGTTTACAGGCGCTCAAGATATAATGAACAGAGTAAGATTCACCTATGAATCATTGCCTGATTTTATTCGTGCTGGTGCATATTCCTATAATAGAAACACATTAGAATTTGATAATGGATCAAGAATCAAAGCAACCACCACAACAGAAAATACTGGTAGAGGTATGTCATTGTCTGTAATATACTGTGATGAGTTTGCATTTGTGCAACCACCCTCAAAAGCAAGTGAATTTTGGACTTCGTTAGCACCCACACTGGCTACTGGTGGTAAATGTATTATTACATCTACACCAAACTCAGATGAAGATCAATTTGCTTTAATTTGGAAAGAAGCAAACAAAAAATTAGATGAGTATGGCAATGAACTGCCCATAGGCAGAAACGGATTTGCGGCATTTAGTGCATCATGGAGAGAACATCCAGATCGTACAGAACAATGGGCAAAAGAAGAACGTGCAAGAATTGGTGAAGAAAGATTTAGACGTGAACACGACTGTGAATTTTTGATCTATGATGAAACACTGATCAAGGCAACAAAATTAATTGACCTAGAAGGTGTAGAACCCACAGAAAGACACGGACATGTGCGTTGGTACAAAAAAGTACAAAAAGGCAAAGCATATATTTTTGCATTAGACCCTTCTTTAGGTACAGGAGGAGACTTTGCCGCAATACAAGTGTATGAATTGCCAACAATGACACAGGTTGCAGAATGGCAACACAACAATACTCCAATTCAAGGGCAAGTAAGAATACTAAAAACTATGATAGAAGAAGTTTCCGACAGTCTTAAACAGCAAGGTATTGCACAACCTGAAATATACTACTCAATTGAAAATAACACAATAGGAGAAGCAGGATTAGTTGCTATCAGTGATATAGGAGAAGAAAACATATCTGGACAGTTGCTTTCTGAAACAGTCAAAAAAGGACATGTGAGAAGATTCAGAAAAGGTTACAATACCACACATAATTCTAAAATGAGTGCTTGTGCTAAGTTTAAACAGATGGTTGAAAATGACAGTATGATTATAAAATCAAAAAATTTAGTGTCAGAAATGAAAAATTTTGTAGCATCTGGCAACAGTTTTAAAGCCAAACCAGGCGAGCACGATGATCTTGTCATGAGCACACTGTTAGCAGTGCGTATGGCGTCTACAATTAGTTCATGGGATCAAAAATTATTCGAAAGATTGCGTGATTCCGCAGAAGAACTAATAATGCCTATGCCTATTATAATGTCATAAATATAAGCAAATTACAAGGAGAATAATAATTAATCATGGATCTCAACGCAGTAGCACAGGACTTATTTGACGAATTAAAGAGTCGTTACAGCGAACTAACGTTGGGTGACGAAACAGCACAAACCACAATCGACCCACAAAGTGCCAGATTTTTTAAGTTTTCTTGGAACAACAATGCAGTCAGTATTGCACTAGACGAAGAAACTTTAAGACTTGTTTACAACAAAGATTTAACCAACTCACTAGAAGAAGAGCAAGAACAAAACTGGTATAAATTTGCAAAGACCATGAGAGAATTTGCAGTAACACACAACTTAGGATTTAAGCCACAGGATGTGGAAAAATTAGACTTGGAACAAGGTGACTTTGAATTCATGTCTCAAGTAAATACAGTACAGGAAAACAACATGCACGGAACATCTAAAACATCTTACAACAAACTAGACAAGACTAAAATGATCATACGTCACTCTAAACAAGTAGACGAAACAGTGCCTGGTGCAAGATCGAGGAATATTGATGTTATATTCATTGAAAATGCAGTAGGTGAAAGATTCCGTTTTCCGTACAACTATCTACAAGGTGCTAGAGCCATGCAGATGCATGTGGCAAAAGGTGGCAATCCATATGATGCAATAGGCGAATCCATAATCACAAAAGTGCATGAAATTGCACAGTTAAGAAACTTCACCAAGTATGCAGTATCAAAAGGACTGTTAGATGAAAACACGCAACCTTATATTGATGCCGCACAAAAAAAGATAGCAGAAGCAAAAAAAACTTTACATAGATTGCAAAAATCTACAACATATGAATCAGCTGCCGAAGAAGTAAAAATACAGAATGCTAACATAAGTGAAGAAGATCTAAGTGAACTCAAAAAATTATTCACAAAAGAAACTTTTGATGATTCGATTGTAGACGCATTTAGATTTTTACCAATTAATGAATTAAAACCAGCAGATGATGCATCAGATGATGGTGATATGGACAGAACTGATATCATGACAGGTTCTTCTACTGCATCAAAATATGCTTCTTATGTAGAAAAGTTTGTGAATAACCCAGAAAGCAGACTTATTCTTAAAAAAGACAGAGGCACAGACGAACTACAAAATAGTTTAAGATCACAACAAAAAGATTTAGAAACAAAATTAGGCACTATCATGAGAGACATTGCTTCAAGATTTCTTTCCGCAAATTCAGAAGATGATGCTGTAGCAAATTTTGCATCTGACATGGAACAACAACTATCAATGAGTGGTGAATTGTTTTCAAAACCAAATCCTGAAATGAAAAGATTAAAAGGCACAGCAATCCAACTGGCAAACATATATTTGCAAGACATGAAAAAGATTAAAATAGATGACGAATATGCAGATCAAGTAAGGAAATCACCAGAAGACATTAAGGCATTTAAAAATATCAAAGGGCAAGAAATAGACAAAGGCAAACTGGCAACACAATACAAGAGAAAATACAAAGACGAATCAGAACAGTTCGAAGCATGGATTGATGCAAGAGTAAGTGAGATGGAAATAAATCTTGACGATGAAGAAGTTAAACGCTCACAATATGCCAATCCCTTTGCCAATTAAAAATAATTCTTGACATAGATACAAGTTTCTGTATATAATACAGATATAGTGATAATACACACTAGGCAACAAAGGAGGCTTACATTATGGCAACACTAGCAGAAATAAGAGCAAAATTGCAGGCTCAAACATCAAAACCTTCAGGTGAAGGCGGCGACAATGCAATATATGCACACTGGAACATTCCAGAAAATTCAGAAGCAGTATTAAGATTTTTACCAGATAAAGATCATAACAATACATTTTTCTGGGTAGAAAGAGCAATGATTAAATTGCCATTCAACTCAGTAAAAGGTGATGCTTCTGCAGGTGCTGTACAGGTACAAGTGCCTTGTATGGAAATGTATGGCGATGCTTGTCCAATACTTGCAGAGGTTAGACAGTGGTTTAAAGACAAATCATTAGAAGATCTTGGTAGAAAATATTGGAAAAAACGTTCATATGTGTTTCAAGGGTTTGTAGTAAATTCGCCGCTACAAGAAGATGCAACACCAGACAATCCAATTAGAAGATTTATTATAGGTCCACAGATCTTTAATATTATTAAATCTGCACTAATGGATCCAGAAATGGAAGATCTTCCAACTGACTATACTAGAGGTGTTGACTTTAGAATCAACAAAACTACAAAAGGTGGTTATGCTGATTATTCAACTTCTAAGTGGTCAAGAAAAACTTCTCCACTTACTGCTGAACAGAATCAAGCCATCGAAGCACATGGTTTACACAATATGGGAGACTTCTTACCAAAGAAACCTACAGAAGTTGAACTTAAAGTGATGGAAGAAATGTTTAGAGCATCAGTAGATGGCGAGCCTTACGACGCTGAGAAGTATTCACAATACTTTAGGCCTGCTGGGTTAAGAGCACCTGCTACAGGAAGTGGTACAACTGCATTGCCAGTTACACCAACTCCGGCAACTCCGCAACCTCAAGCACAACCTCAAGTAGAAGCAACTCCTGCACCACAACCTGAATCACCAAGTAATTCAAAAGCAGAAGACATACTTGCTATGATTCGTGCAAGACAACAAAAATAAATCAATCGGGGGTAGAAATACCCCCGTTGACACACCCTTGTATAGAACATATAATAATAGAGAGGTATAAAATATGGTTAAACCATTTGACGTAACAAAATTTAGAAAGAGTATTACTAAGTCTATTGATGGCTTAGGTATAGGATTCAACGATCCTACTGATTGGATATCTACTGGCAATCATGCACTAAACTATTTGATATCTGGAGATTTTTACAAAGGCATTCCGCTAGGCAAAGTTACAGTATTTGCAGGAGAATCTGGCTCTGGTAAATCCTATATTTGTTCAGGCAATATTATAAGAGAAGCACAAGCACTAGGTATATTTGTCATTCTAGTAGATTCAGAAAATGCACTAGATGAAGCATGGCTCAAAGCCGTTGGTGTTGATACAGCAGAAGATAAACTGTTAAGATTGAGCATGAGCATGATAGATGATGTTGCAAAGACAATATCAAACTTTGTTAAAGAATACAAAACAGATTACGGTGATAAAGATCCTTCAGAAAGACCAAAAGTACTATTTGTATTAGACTCGCTTGGTATGATGATGACCCCGACTGATGTAGATCAGTTTAACAAGGGTGATATGAAAGGTGATCTAGGTAGAAAACCCAAGGCACTAACAGCACTTGTAAGAAATTGTGTTAACATGTTCGGTACTTTGAACGTGGGTATGGTAGCAACCAATCACACATATGCATCACAAGACATGTTTAACCCAGATGATAAAATATCAGGTGGACAAGGATTTGTATATGCATCAAGTATTGTGGTCGCTATGAAAAAACTTAAACTGAAAGAGGACGAAGACGGTAATAAAATTTCAGAAGTTATGGGTATTCGAGCCGCTTGTAAAGTTATGAAAACAAGATTTGCAAAGCCGTTCGAAGGAGTACAACTAAAAATTCCGTATGAAACAGGAATGGACCCATATTCAGGACTGTTGGACTTGTTTGAGAAAAAAGGTCTAATTCAACAGCAGGGAAATAGATTAAAATATACAACAATAGAAGGCAAAGAAATATTAGATTACAGAAAAGCCTGGGGCAAAGATAATTTAGAAATTGTCATGCAAGAGGTAAGTAATGGACTTATAAAGGAGCCAGTTGAACAAACTGTTGTAGAAGAAGATGGAGATGCAGATGCTAGTTGATACTTGGAATTTGATTAAGGCCTACGTACCTGCAAAAGACAAAGCCATTGTCGCAACAAGATTTGTAGATATTGCCATGGATAATGGCGTACTTGACGAAGACATACAAGAAATGATTGGCCACGACGATGAACTAGATGAAGCAATCCGTTATAGTCTTGATCTTGAAGAAGATGATGAAGAAGAACTGTATGAACGTTAATGAACTGGTTTTCACAAATAACTCAAAACATATCTAAAATCCCAGACGCTATTGCTTACTATGAAACAGAACTTGAGGTGGCTTCACACGAAGTAAAACTTCATGGCAACATAGAAAAACAATCAGCAACAATGCCTGGTGTTGTAGAATCACGATTTAGACAACTGCAAGAAGTTGAAGGTATACTGAAACATTTAGAAATACAACATCGAAGAATAAGAACCAAACACTATAAAAAATATTTAGAAAATTATCAACGTGCTCTTACATCACGTGATGCTGAAAAATATGCAGAAGGCGAAGACGAAGTGTGTGACTTCGAAGCCATAGTAAATGAATGGGCACTGCTAAGAAACAAATGGTTGGGTATTATTAAAGCACTGGATCAAAAACAGTGGCATATTACTAACATTGTAAAATTAAGAGTCGCTGGCATGGAAGATGCTAGCCTATAAAATTATCGCATAATTCGTATGTGAATAATAGTTGTGTTTTTTTTGCACAACAGTCATAGTCTATTAACACTGTATTTTATTAATCTTCTAGTATAAATTAGTACTGAGCGTAACAACAGTCTATAGGAGACACATGAAAAAACTAAACTACATAGAAAAACTAAACTACATTGCAAAACTTTTTTTTAACCTAAGCAAGATGATGCAATTAGGACAAATGAAAAATCCGGAAAAAGCATTCAAGTACATTGGTTAATGAAAGGAATACAATGGCCGAACAATTTAAGAAATTTAAGAAATTTAAGAAACTTAGTCGTATGTTTAGCAATATGTTGTTTAATAATCCTGATCAGGGTATCGAACACTTTTGCAGAACCGAATATGGGACTGACTGGTATTGGGCGTACAGCGAACTTAAAAAACGAGGAACACCCCCAAAACATTATCGCATCTAAAGAGATAAAATGACAAAAACTAAAGATTACAAAAATTCTATCCTAAATCCACTCAGAATAAAATTTGCTGGCACAATCAAACCAGTCAACAAGAGCAAAAGAGTAGGGTGAAGGAAGAGACTTACACCAGCAAGAGTTGGGGGCAGGCTTGGAGAATGTACAACAACATGACTTGCTTGGGATATAATCCTAAATGCATAACACATGACACACACTATGAAATAAAATGGAGGAAAATAATTGAAAATATTGAAGAAAATATTAGACTCACTGTTAACAAGTAATTACGATCGAAGAAGACAGTGGGCAGAATCATATCTTTCTAAATCAGTTGATCTTATTGATCTAGAATATAGACAAAGAGAACTTACACGTATGGGGTTATAAAACCTCTTACGTGGGCCACTCGGCCATTGACACACAGCCTTAAACCATATATAATTAACTTTAAATGCGAGAAATAAACAGTTTCCAAAAATTTAACATCAACAGTCAGTTAGTAAGCAAAACTTATGATTACACCATTGAACTAAAAGACGGTACAAAACTTGTTGATACATTGAGTGGACTATGGTGTACTCCATTGGGGTACAGTCAAGACACTCTAAAAACTGCGGCATATGAACAAAGTTTAATCAATCCCTACTACAACAATTACCTACACACCAACAATGAAGTGACAGAACAATTTGCCATAGAACTTTGCGAAATTACTGACACTGAACGTGTATATTTTACTACATCGGGCAGTGCCGCAGTCGAAACAGCAATAAAAATTGCTCTGCACATAAATCCAAGCACCAATCAATGCATTGTGTGCAAACACAGTTATCACGGTTCTACAATACTATCAGCAAACGCAAGTGATCACAAAATAAACAAATGGGCAGGAAATATACAAGATCCTTTAGTCACACACAAATTTGCAAACGCAGAAGAATTAGAACAATTAATTAATTTAGACGTAGCGTTTATTATTGTCGAACCAATTATAGCAGCCGGAGGTGTGTACCAACACTCTCCAGAAGTATTCAAACTACTAAAACAAGCACAAGATCAAGATATATTGATTATCTTCGATGAAACAGTCACTGGATTTGGCAAGATTGGGCCGATGTTTGCACAAGATCATTACAATTTTAAGCCTGATATTTTGGTGTTAGGCAAAGGCATCAGTAATGGGTATTTTCCGTTATCTGCTACACTGTTAAACAAAAAAGTTAGTGATCAGATAAAGTTTTTTAATCATGGTTTTACTGCCAGCGGACATCCAATTGGTAGTGCAGTTGGTCTAGAGATGTTGAAACTGTGTAAAAAAGGATTTGATCATTCAAGATTCGATATTCATCTAAGCCATGAAAAACTAGTTGAACACAGGCATATAGGTTGCATGGGTGCAATACAATTTACTAGAATGTCACAAGCATTCAAGTTTATCCGAGTAATGCGAGAAAAAGGTTACATGCTGGAAGTTGGGAGCGAAAATGTTAGCAGTGTGTGTTATTGCTTGCCTTATATTATGTCAGATCATGATTATAAACAGTTTATGCATACTATTTCTGAAACTATGGATCAAATATAAGGTACATAAATGTATGTACGCTCCAGAAACATGGCACATAGAACCAACTTCTAGATGTACGTTAGAATGCCCGGGATGCGATAGAACTTGGTTCAAAAAAACATTTAAAAAAAATCTTATACATGATATAGATGTAGATGATATTATAAACTTTTTTTTAGACAACAACTTTACCAACCAAGACATAACACTGTGTGGAAACAATGGAGACCCGATCTATCATCCAAAGTTCATTTACCTAATTCAAGCATTAAAGTCAATAGGCAGTACTCTACACATACACACAAACGGCTCAGCAAAAACTCCAAAATTTTGGAAGGAATTGTGTACTTTTTTAAGTGCAAAAGATAAAATTAC